CAAGCACTCAGCGTAAAATTGGGATGTTCCATACGGGTATCGCAAACCAACACGGAACACGAGTCCGTGCTGCTCTTGCTCCCGCCATACGCTACAATCCCACTGTAAGGCACGGCGATGATGCTCGTGAAGTGGTGGGAAGACCGAGAGTAGCACCCGAACCAGAAGGAGCAAGGGGGACATACGCAGCAAGGGGTCGTGGTAGGTCATCGTCCTCGTCATCGTCCGATAGTGATGTCTCCATCCCCAAGAATGAGTTCGTCAAGGAACACAAGAAACTTGCCCGTGTATTGCGGAAGGGCAGTCGGGCATCGCAGAAAAGCGAGGCAAATGACCAGATGCGAGAACTCCACAAGGTTCTCAAGGGTGCCGGTATTTTTGACTCTATCCTAAAAAAAGGTAAAGAGGCTTTCCGTTCCGTGAAAGAGAAACTCGGTCTTACAATTCGGAATGACTATCCACCCAAAGTGCGGAAACTCCTCGCAGTCAAGGGAGATTTACCAGTCGTGAGCATTGTTGCTCGTAGAGACCCAATCCAGTCAATGCTCAACACCGTCCTCAACATTGCGTCGTTCGGTCAGTGGGACAAGTCCCGTAAAGCAGCGGCCTACGATAATTTATTCCATCTCGGTCTGGAGGTCTCACTCAAACCAGACAACGCATCCCCCGCCGTCCAGAGACTCATCATTGAAAAGAACGCCGTCATCAATATATCCGTTCCATCGGCACCTACTGACAACACGGAAGTCTGCCCCATCGTTCTCCAAGAACCCACCACCATCAACAAACTCTTGGAGGGAGCAAAGAAGGTGCTTGCCAACGATATGTTCTCCTACGACGCATTCAAGAATAACTGCCAAGACTTCATTATGGCGATACTAACTGGTAATGGTCTGGCAACACCCGAATCAACTGCGTTCGTCAAGCAACCCATTGAGAAAGTTGCCTCCGAATTACCGTCCATAACAAAGACGATAGCAAAGGGTGCTACAGATTTGGGTGCGGTTGTGGATAGATTCACACAAGGTGCGGGACGGGCAAACTTCCATCTTCTGCGTGGAGGTGATGTTGGCGATGCCCCCCAGAACGACCGTGATTTACTTACGACGGTCTATAATGCCAAACCCGTTGATGAACAAGCCATCGCCAAACAATCTGCCGAATCCATCGGTAAGACCCTTCAGACTGCCCAGAAAGGCGTTGCCAACACTCCTCAGCAATACGCCAAACGTAAGAAGGCAATGGAACTCCTCAATGCCAATCGGGTGTCATCGGGAATGCCCGCACTCGTCGTTCCCACCTATGAGGACTATGCCGCCGACTTCAAGAACAAGGAGGGTGCCCGTATGAGCGGTGTGGATACGATGAATAAGAACATTGTGGCCGAAGCTCCCAAACTCATTGAGGGACACGTTGAGAATGCCAAAGACCCAGAGATGTATAGTCCATTGAACCCCGACGCAACGCTCGTGAAACCCGGCGTGAAGAAGCAATTGATGCGACGTAGCGAGATTCAGAACCTCATTATGGAATACAATCGCAAGTGGGGCGAACGCAACCCCGCCGGTCAGTTCTTCAAGCAACTCAACCAAGCGTTGATTGCGATTGGAGATGCCGGTGTGTCATCGGGTATCGTTGATAAGTTCCCCTTTCTGGGACCAATGCTCTCAGAGGCATACAAGAATTTCGCCCCACCGGGTTCAAAGTTTGCGACGGGTGCGGGTAAAAAAAAACGAGAAATTTTGCGACGCAACTCGCAGAGGCGGGAATGACACCGTCGTTCTACCTTAAAGAGGCACAAAGACGAGGGAAAAAGTTCGGCTACAAAGGATTAGAGTTTAGCGACGACACGACGCACAAACTTCAGATAAGAGACCCAAAGGGGCGTTTGCGTCGTTTCGGTAGAGTTGGGTATGGAGATTTCTTGATATGGAGTCATATTGAAAAGGCTCAAAAAGCACCGAAGGGGACTGCGGACGCAAAACGGAGGACATTCCAAGTTTCCCATCAGAAGATTCGGGGAGATTGGAAGTCGGACGATTATTCCCCGAACAATCTTGCGTTGCGGGTGTTGTGGTAAGTGCTGAGTTCAACATTACGATACTATTCTGTTTCGGAAACTCCGGAAGAGAATAATATTTCTGAAATGTGGCGATGTGTTCCATTAGTTTAGTTTAGGATTAGATTTTTAGACGTAGAGGATTTCCCACGTATAGACACCGCCCGCTTCAGCAGCAAATGAAAAATGGTCTCCCGCAACAATAGAACCAGCAACCACGTGTGCTGCGACACCGCCCGCCCCAGCGGCACTCGCACCCGTCAAAGTGAGACGGACGAGTGAATTGGCGGTAAGACGGGAAAGAGGGGTTGTCGGGACTTGGACTGGATAACCCGGAACAGTGCCGTCATATGGCGGAGGGACTACGGCAGCATTACCAGCACCCCCGACTTGGACACCGCCCGGCACACCGATGGCATAACCGTAATCAACGCCCAAAACATAACTGAGCGGCTTACACTGAGTTGCGGGCTGAGAGAGAATCGTAGGAATCCCCACACTGCCGTTAGCCGATACACCAAATGCGTGAGCAAGAGCACCGTTAGTGATAGGAATCGGAGCGGGTGCCGGATTTGATTGACAAACAACGACAAGATTCTGCGAAGGTGTGCCTTGAACCGCAATTGACCAAGGCTGAGAACCCACTACATTCGGGACTTGCTCAAGGCCAATCTGAGCAGCACTCAACGAAGCCGCCGAGACGTTCGTAATCGCCGAAATCGCACCAGACGACTGAAGAGCATCACAAACAAGCGTCTGAGCACTGCTCGCAATCAGAGGACTCGTCGTATCGGTGGGCAACTGCTGGGCTACAACTTTGCTCGCCATCTTATAACTTTGTCTGCGATTTTATTTTCGGATTACATAAGTCGGGCACTCATTCCTCCTCGCTTCCCCGAACCGACACTCGGGCGACCGGCACCCCCGCCGGCACCCATATGGACACCGCCATCCTTGCTACCGAAATGCTCCATCGCCGCCTTGCCCAGAGAACCTATCGTGGAAGCGTGCTTGCCGAGAAACGCTGGAAGACGCTTCATCGCCGTAGCAAGACTGCCCAAGAGACCACCACCCACATACCGCTTGAGTTCAGACCGGGTGCCGCCCATCGGGGCGAGCGGGGCAGAGATGATGTCTTGCTCGGAGAGGACACCCTTGATGATGCGGGACGAACCACGAATGGACTCAAAGAAGCCCGAGTTCGCCGTGATGACGAACAACTGCGGGGATACAACGTCCGTCTGCGACGTGTTCTTGACCGTGATGTTGAACTGGAAGGTGAAGTTGCCGACCAACGACGGGGCTTGACCCGTCTGGAGTGTAATGTCTTGCGAAGGCTTGAGGACGAGCAGACCGCCCACGAGAGCGGAACGACCCGTCGCCAGACCGCCTTGCGGGTTGCCCCCAACATCGCCAATCTGGAAGGCACCGCCCATATGTGCCGAACCCACCCACGTGTTGAAGTCCATATCCAGACCGTTATGGACAGACATAGAATACAACTGCTCAGCCGTCTGCGACGACAGAAGACCCGAGAAGTTGTCAAAATTCACCGTAAGGGGCGAACCGGCACCATCGGCACTCGTGGCGAGGGGCAGATACCAATCTGCCTCGTTGGGCTGATACGTCGGGGGTTTGACATAGATGATGAAGAGGTCTGGAATCTGGGGGAGCGTAATCGTCTGGCTCTGGAGCTGCTGAATCCCACCCGCCGGGACTGTGAGACCTTGACTGGACGTGATGTAGCGGGGGAACTCCATATACGGAACAACCGACTTGGGCGGCAGAGGGACATCCAGCGACGGCGTGAGGAACTGGACATTCACACGAGAGGTCTGGAAGGGCGAAGAGACAAGAGAGTTGTATGCGAGACCGGAGAATGTCGCACCATAGGCACTCGTCGTGCGAAGGATACGGGCACCCGTCTGGAAACCCGGTGTCTGAAGATTCATAATCAACTGGATGTTGTTAATGCCGAAGAGCCCCGTGTCCCACTCGTGGCAGTCCGAGAACGTGAAGGGTGAAAGGATGAGTTTCTCCGTAGAACCCCAGCGGATGTAGTAAGGGAGGGCGGCCGTGAGGGAAGAAACAAGTGTCCAAGTGGCTGCTACGCCGGGAACATCCGCCGCAGCAGAACCCGTTGAAAGCCACGACGACCCCGCATACTGGACGAGGGAACCAGACGCATACACTTGGGCTGCCCACAGAGCGGGGGCGACGGGCATACCCTTCCGGGACGCATAGGCGGCACCCGCAAAGGCGGGCGTGGAAACCGGGACGGCACCCGGCGACCAAGTATCACCAAGAGGAGCACCCGTCGTGTTCGTAAAGACGAGGTTATACCACGCACCGTTGCCGATGTTGTCGTAGTCCGTCGCCGTGTCATATCCGCCCAGCGGGTTATTCACCGCACCCGCACACGAGTCATACGAGCGATACTTATCAAGCATCGTCGGGCACGTCCGCTGAAGGCGATTCGCCTTAGAGTCCGTCAGACGCATCACCTCACGCATCACGTCTTGCGAGTTGATGACCGTTGTCGTGTCGTTAATCGTCGCCGTGAGCGTGGAGCAGAGAGAATTGAGCGGGAACGAGCAAAGGGCGAAATCACGGCCGGGGCAGACCATCGGAGCACCCTCCGCACGGACAACGGCGATGGCGGCATTGAACTGGTTAAAGACCGTAGATGACCACTCCATACCCCTATCCACGAACACGTTCTCCGAAGGCACATAGATGTTGTAGGTGTGCTGGGCGGCAGTGGCGGAGATGGCGGAGAAGGGGGCATTCGTCAGAGAGAGGGCACCCTTCTCAACGGCATATCTCGGGCGGGACTGAACAATGCGGGAGTCAAACACGGCGAGCTTCTCAATATCTGCCGACATCTTATAACTTTGTCTGCGATTTTATTTTTCAACGATACTCCGTTTTTCTGGGCGACGTTTTCTTGCGAAACATAACCTTGAGGCTGACAGACGACAGATTGAACATATAGATGGGATTGAGGGAGTTGTCCAACCGGTTCTTCCAATAGACTTGGATGTCAATGCTCCGAAGTTCCGTGTTCGTCTGGAAGTCCGAAAGGCGGTATTCGGCCGTTGGACTATACAGAAGGAACTTACGGTAAGCGTCTGCTCCCGCAACTCCAGCACCCGTATCCACACAGATATCCGTGATGATAGGCTGGAACGCCGCTTGGACGGTTGCCGTAGAGTTGCCAAGATTGCCCGCACCGAGAATGTTCGGGGCACTCACATCTTCTGTCTGGACTCCCAGAAGGGTTGAAGTGAAGACGAGCGAGGAGATGGGCGACCAGAGAGAATCCACCGACGACTGGTCTTGCGTCGCCAACCAATAGACTCGGTTCAACATATTCGGCACCATCGGAGTTCCGTCCGGGTTCAGTGGATTGTATCCATTCGGAGGAACACCGCTCACATACGGAGCAACTCGGAAGTCCGCAATATTCTGGAATGCCTTGTTCGTGATGAGGATTTCGTTCGTGTATCCGTCGGGCAACGAGGGAATGTTGAAGTAGAGATTGTTGATGTTGGAGATGAGACCAAACATATTGGCGTTGAAGAAGAGGCGGGCACGGGGCGGAGTGGGGAGACCCACAATCGGCAACGCCGGGAGTGTAGGAGTGAAGGTCGTCAGACGAGTGCCGAAGACGGCACTATCGCAATAGATTGTGAAGACGTTCGTGGCCTCGTCCAGATAGAGGACGGGCGGGTATCCCGCAAAATTACAGAAGTCGCCAAAGGTGGGATACGGGAAGGTATATCCTATTAGGGCGGTGCTGGCAGAGAAGGCGGCATAGAGAGCCTTGTAAGTGTCTTGATAGGCACACGTGGAGGGGGCACCGGGACCGGAGGCCAACTGTGTCGGGTCAAACATCGTCTGATTCCATAAATCCACAAAGTGGGCATAGGTATAGACCCAGTAGTAGCGGGTTGAAAGGTCTTGCGGTTGGCCGAGGTCTGCTGAAACGCCAGCCCAGAAGGGACTGGTGTTCGGAGAGACACCTACTGGTGGTGCCAATGACCAGACGGGTGATGTAAGACTCGGGGTCTGATTTGGTGCGACGGCTGCTACTGCTAACCACACTAAAGAGTTGAAACTTACGGCAGAACCCGGCGGATACGAGAGTTGGTAGTTGTATGCGGGCTGATTCCGGACTTGATAAAACAACGTTCCAAGACTCACAATATCGTCTAATGTGTATTGGCGGGTCGCATCCCAGACTCCGAGAAAGTTGGCATTCGCAACCGTGCGGGGCGTGGGAGCAAGGATGGGATTCTGCGTCTCCGTCTGATAGTTGATGTAGCGGGATAGAGGATTTACCGAAATATTTACCGTCTGGATTGCTGAGGAGAACTGCTGACTGAACGGCACCGCCATTGAATAGACCGTGAGATTGACATCCGTCTGACCCGTGCCGTTCTGAATCTGGGGGATGAAAAGGGGCAAGTCTCGGTTCGCACCGTTCATCGTGAAACGAATGATGGAGAAGTGATAGTCCTCCGTATTACTGATGATGGGAGCTTGACGAGTCTCGTTAAACCGTATCTGGGGGTCAATGACGACTTGACCATTGATAAAGTTGTCCGTCTCGTTGTTAATAATGTCGCAGTTGTAATAGACGTAATCGGGACTCGCATCATCGCCTATTTTCTCTACACTACTTGTGAAAGTTGCCATCCTATCCTATACTGATGTCAGATATTTTTTAATGCTCCTCACTTCCGTAGTTTGTCGTAGGTCAGTTTGACGACGAATTCATCCGGCGACATCCCACTCTTCTTTATCATTTTGGTGTATTGGTTCAGTGAGAGTTTGTCATACAAACACCGGACGACGGCGTGGCGACCACACGTAGTTATATTGGTGTTATCCTCTTGGAACGGAGTGATATTGTAGTATATGGGACGAGCCGCTTTCCGTAATAGTTGAGTAAGGTAAGGTTGCCGTTCATCCATCTGTCTGAGTAGGGCGGGGTCTGCTCCCTTCTTCTGAGCATCGGGGACTTCCCCATACGGGTCAAAGAACTCAATGCCCTTTTTACTTTTGAGTAGGCAACACCAGTGTCCGCTCGTCGGCGAAGAGGTCAAGAAGAGCAATATACACCGTCCTCTATCATCAAACGCTTCGTCAATACTATCCATATCGGCAAGTTCTGGATAGGTAATAAGACTGACACCACTTCCCAGAAGTTTGCGAATATCTGTATCGGAGAGCGGGTAAGCCTCTGCTCGTTCTAACTTCTCTTCCATCCTCTAATATACTAATAGATTAGAGAATGTCGTCATCACCATTCAATAGAGGAGGAGGAAAAAAGAAAAAGGAAACCGTCAAGGGCATCCCGAACCCGAATGAGGTAGAGTTGGCAAAGTTCAAACCGCAGAAACCGATGCTCTCCAGAGGGGCGGGGCGGATGCTCGTGGAGGCGGTCTGCGGTCAGCAAGACCTATTCTGGATTGAACGCTGGTTGGAAAGTCTCGCAAGGACTCGGTCGTTTCCTCCGTCGTGCTATGGAGAGGATGCTTACTCGCAGTTGGCATCCCTTCTGACTCCCGCAGATTTCTTGAAGGTAATGGAAGACCTCCGCACCGAGTTCCGCAAGATACATCCCACTGCCCCGACGGAAGGAGAGGAATTGTCGTTTCTGCTGGACGCAAGAGCCAATGACCCTCAGTGTCTGCTTAAAGAAGATGAAGACGATTGAGGGGGTCCGAATATAATAGGGTGAATAAGATAGACACTTCTGAAATAAGATAGACAAGATAGCTAAAACGTAAAGTCTCTGGGGTTGGGGAAAAAGGGGGGGTCAAGGGGATACTTTACGATTTGCCTATCTTACCTATCTTACTCAAGAGTCTAAAGAATACTCTCCCATTATATATTAGAAATGAACTGTCTCCGTTGTAAAGTCGCAGTGCCAATCAAGTCCGATTACCAGTGCTCGGATTGTCTCGTTTCCCTCTGTCGCCGATGCGATGATTCTACCGATTTCCTTCGTTGGTGGGAAGACGCTAAAGGCAAAGATGTGTATCTCTGCCTTGAGTGTATAAAGAAACGTGAAGCGTTGGCGTTCAGTGATAAACATCCGGATATTATAACCTTTGTGTAGATGGTTGTTTGGTTATGCCTTATCTTCTTTTGCCTTCTCCTCATCGGGTTGTGCCTTTACCTCTGGAACTGACACGACAAATGCCTCCTTCTTTGTATCCGCAACGGGAGGAGGAGTGTCGCCCATCACTTCCACCTCCACACCCATTGACGCAGTTTTACCGCAACATTCGGACTTGATGCGATGATTACAAATCATCTGGATTGCTTTGTAGGCAATCCCGACGGCAAGGATGAGGACGGTGGATGCTCCACCCGCCTTCATAGCATCCGCAAAGGTAAAGTCCATTCTACATTCCCACGATAATTTATTTGTCCCGTAGGTCATTATCGTGCTTAGGGTTTCCGTCAATGTAGCTCCAGACCCTCGCAGCCGCCCATTGGGGTGCCGATAGTTTATACTTGTAGGACACATCCACATTCTTCACAAACGACCCCTTCATTCTCACGCTTTTATTATTGTTGCCCCACGCCCCCAGACCCCTTTTATAGACCTCAAACAGTGTAGCGGTGGGGATTTTAGTAATCTTGGAGAGTGTTGGGACACTATAACTCTTGTTCGGGTCTAACCCATATGTCTCACAAACTCGTTCCTTACGGGTCTTCATCTACTTATAGTCGGCATTTTTTCCAATGCTTTGAAGGTTAGGACGATATCATCGCCTCTGAAATGTATAGATTGGAAAGAAGACTTGAACCATCTCGGGAACGTCATAGTTATTGTATTACCGACACGGTGATACAATATGTTTGACATCCATCCCATCATCATTCTATAGAGATAGAACATTATTACTTTAGGACAACGCCGGCATTTAGTTCAGAACATAGCGGACACCACTCGTCTGTGTGTAAGGATTGTTCCCCGTTGTGTATCCCATAGATAATACACGCAAGAGAGGACCAGCAGTCCAACCCGCTGCGGTTCCACTAATACCATTCACATTCATAGCAAGAATAGGTTGAGAAGCGTATGCTGATGGTTGAGGAGAAATAGCCGTCCAGAACGCAGTATTCGGCACACCAGTAGCAGATACGGGAAGTTGATTTGTAGAGTTCTGAACCGCCGTGTAGAAGATGCCGTTTGGAGTTCCACCAAAGCCCGAATACACGCAAGTTTGACCCGTTAAAAAAGCAGTAGCACTCGTCCAAGATATAAAGTTCGTTGATGCGTCTGGGTTGAAAGCAATCACGCAGTTTTGAAGAGGAATGTGATGAATGTCCGTGTAGAGGTCATAAGGGTCTCGCAGACCCCAATCTTGTATATCGGGTTGCCCTACACCCGTCTGATTTGTAATGCGTGGAGCATCATACGCATACAATAGATAAGTGTATCCAGCGTAGAGATTTGTTCCGCTCTGACCGCTATTTATTCCAGCACTATTAGAATACGCCCACCGAGTATTGAAAAATCCACTCGTCGGGGGATTAGTATCATCAAACGAATAGAGATTGAGTGCTATAATACCCGGCGTATAAATATTCGTATTGACTGCTGGTTGAACGAGAGCCCACACGCTTTGTATCCGCTCTTGTGCTGGATTTGAACTATACTTTTTGTAAGGCAGTGGTGCGGCTGGACTACTAAATCGTGGATTATACATATACCAGTTGAACCCAGCATTACCTACTGGCTTCGTGTATAACCAACAAGCCGTCCCCTCTGGGGTTGTAGATGATGTTGGAGCGGTCGCATCTGGAACAATCGCCGTCGGTGGTGTCAAGTCATTATTCGCCGCCAACGCTGTCGTATCCGATGTGTGTGGAAGTGCTGGGATAATACCGAGTTTATTCTGAATGCCTTCAAAAACTAACGCCGAAGACCAAAGCAATAACCCACTTGAGTCAATGGAAAGGACTTGCCCGTTTGTTCCGTCCAATCCGCCAGCATCTTGGATATATTTGGGAACCACCGTTCCATTCACGACCATCGTGCGGGGATTCAAAATCTCTCCAACAACAACATCCGAAGTGAAGTTCGTTGTGAGTAAAAGACTGCTATATGACTGAGCGGTAAGTTTCCCCGTGTTGCTTGAGACGCTTGACGCAGACCCTACCGCAACCGACCCTCCACCGCCCGAAAGGAGGATGTCGTCTCCGACGAGCGACAACGTCTGCGGGACTATGGGAATACCAGTTATCGTGAGTTCAATATTATTACCTACGGTGGCATACGAACCACCGACACACGATTGCGTAATAGCACCCGTCAGACCACTAAGAGAATCAACACCAGCACCACCCGGCGGGGGAAGAACTGTCCAAAAACCGGGACTGAGGGGAGGGATTTGGTCTATGTTGTTGGCAATACAGATGTAGTTAATACCACTGTTGCTATACGACACGATGTCATTCACGACATAGTAAGCAAAATCACTCCATACGGCATAACTCATCTCTACCTATCGGGGAGATTATTTACTGATTGAGGATACGGGCGTGATGGAGGGATAGCAACCATTGGGGATAATGTTTATAGACACACACCCATCGTCCCATCTTCTTCAAATCCCGGCAGTCATCCTTTGTCATTCCAATGTGGGTTTTGAGGAGATACGAGAGGGCGTGGAAGGAGGTGGCCATAGGATAGACGACAATGTGCGTGGCCTCGTTGAGCAATAGACGTGTCTTCTTGTAGTTAGTAAGATAATGTGAGAGGCATAACATAGTTGTATTAGTATGGCGACCCATAGTGGCGAGGTCATCTATTAACTTATGGACAACCTTTTCGTGGTCGCCCGTGAAAGTATCGTAGTCGTCAAAGATGACGCAACAATCCTTGAACTCCTCCAAATCGGGATAGTCGTCAATGAGCGTCTCAATGTTGATGCGTTTGGGTTTGGGGGTCATAGAGTCCAGTGTGGAGTCTTCGCCGAGCTTAGAAATCAGATAGACCTCACGGCTGGGATGGAGTTGTTTGTAGAGTTCGGCAATGCCTTTGGCAATGTAGGATTTACCCGACCCGGAGGCACCGGCAATGTAAAAGACCTCACGCTTCTTGGGGTCTGGACTGGGGACAATCTGGAACTGCGAATCGTCCTCCAAGTTGATGCTGGAGTCTTTTGCCTCGTCGGAGAGGATGCGGTCATACAACGCCCTTCCTAAGGCGGTCTCTCCCACCAACTGTTCTGCCGCCAATCCCTTCTTCCTTGCGTCGGACAATCGGTTCAGCAATTGGACACGTTCAGCGGGTTTGATGTCTCGGAGTTCTGTGGCATATTTAGCAGCGGGGATTTCCTTCTTCTTGCCCTTACTCCCCTTGTAGTCATCATCGTGAAGATAGAGAACTTTACCGTCCTCGTCGCCACCCTTGACCAGTGCGATGGGTTTAGCACCCTTGACCTTGTCAAACGAGAGGGAGGGCATTATAGTCTGGGCGGAGAAATTTTCAGAAAGTGAGAAACACTAATCGGAAAGTGTATAATAGGATAACATAAGTTTCACCCTTTTGCCTTCGCATTGCGGTTGAGGATTACCATCAACTGGGAGTATATTCCCTCCAAACGGGAGAACAATCGCTTACGGTCGGATATCTTTACGGCGGCATTCAAATCCCCGATAATGTCGTGTTCGGCCTTGATGAAATCTGGGAGGGCGTAGATGTTGCCGAGACGACCCTTGAGCTGGTCTATCTTGAAACGGAGACGTTCCAACGGCACATTGGCGTGGTCTTCCAGCAATGCCATAATGACACCAATGTCTGAAGCAATCTGGTAGAGACGACCCAAATCCGAGTTGAGGATGGGGATGAGACGCTTGATGACGGATTTGTTGTTGGTAAGTTTCGCAAGGGCAAATTTCCGTTTGAGAACCTTGAAATAGTTGCCTTCCTTCTCTTGGAGCAATATGTCGTTCTTCAACCCATCGGCAACATCCTCAACGCTACCATTGAGAATCTTGCCGTCATAATGAAACTCATAGATGACGGAGAAGTCAGTGTAGCGGTAATTCTGCGTCAGACCGATAACATCCAACTTTGCCCGTCCTCTGGTCTTGAATGCGTCCTCTAATGTGATGACGGATTTATCCCGCAAGACTTTGCGACCGGCAAGGACTTCGGCGGGAGTCCATCGGAGAATGTGGTATTTGAGGACATCGGTCGCCTTGAGGAGGTCTATGGGCGAATGAATCTTGGCAACGAGTGTCCTTGCTTCCTTCGCTTCGGCGGGAGTAATGACTTTTCCGGTTTCCAGTTCGTCAATCTTCTTCTGAGCGGCAGTGGAATTTAATCCGACAATCTTACCTTTACTGACCTTTGCTCCATTTAGAATGTCCCATTCAGCAACTCCGCCCAGTTTAATGTCGCCGATATAGACATTTTTCATTCCCCGCAAATCCTTCATTATTTCCTTGAATCGGGAGGCAAGTTGTGCGGGAGACATACCCTTCACGATTTCATATCCGTCATAATCACCGGCATATTGCTGGGAACGGATTGCCATTGACCCCATCACCATTGTATTCTTGCCCTTCTGAAACGACATAGCGTCAAGAATTTCCAATGCGTCTGATGGGTAATTATCTGGATACTGTTTTTCTGCCACGTCTGCCATCTACACTATCCAGAGAAAATTTGATTAAGATGGGTAAGATAGGTAAAACGTAAAGTCCTTGACCCTTCCCCCATTTGAACCCCCTATAGAATACTTTACGATTTGGCTATCTTGTCTATCTTATGCGAGCCAGAGTCCCTTGCCCTTCATCTGACGGACGAGTGCTGCTTTACGGTTCTTTGTTCCCGCCGCCCGAATATTGACGAGTCCCTTTGCCTCCAACGCACTGATGACGGATTCAATCGTCTGTGCCGCTCCCCGTTCATTCGCTCGTGGAAGAGCACCCGAATAATTTCGTAGTCCGAGTGCCGTCATTACGGGTTTGGATGCCGTATTTGGTTCAATGTATTTTGCCCGGCGCATCTTTGCCGACGGAGTCGTGGATACTGAAGACGCAGATTCCTCCGTTTCCGATGACGAAACAGTAGGAGCACGAGATGATGACACAGTAGGAGCACGACGGGGAGACGCTCGGGGTTCAATGTTGAATCCTTGTGTGTCCTCATCATATCTCCCACGCACTGCGGGTGGGGATGCGAGTGCGAGTGTGGGTGCTGGCACTGCCGATGTGGCCATTTTCGCCATTACGGAACCCAGTCGTGGTGCGGGTGCCTCTGCCTCTTCATCTTCCGCCTCTGGCGGTTCGCCGTAGTAGGAGGGGAATATACCGAGCGTTCCACGAGGGCCTCTCTGTTCGCCATACGCATCACGTCCATCCTCATCAAAGTCATCTCTATCGCCACGTTCAACACCCGTCTCCCGCCGGTGCTGGTTATCTTCACGAGGGGCGGCAGACTCGTCAAATTCATCGTCATCATTGTCATCCCCGCCCATATCACCCGAACGGTATGTCTGACTCTCTTGAGGATTCATCTGACCGCTACGGAACTGCGACTCAAGGTTCGCACGGGTAGAGTTGCTCTTGAGCATCTTGCTGAAACCCAAATCGGCGACGAGTGCTTTGGAAAGGGCGACACGCTCACGAGGTAGAAGATTGCGTCCGTCAATCATCTTCTGGAGGTATTCCCGCAACTTGGTGAAGAGGATTTGGAGGGAGAGGGCATTCTCCCGTGCCTCTACCCGTTCATTGGGCGAATCCACATCTGGGTCAAGGACACCACTCAGAAGAGAGAGAATCTGGTCAATCTTGCCCATAAGGTCTTCCTCAAAGTCTGGCGGAGCAGTGGGGGCGAGACGGAAGATGATGAGCAACGCACGGGTCGCATCCGAGACGGTGAAACGAGTAAGTGCCTCACCTCCCGCATCTCCGCCCATACACGCATTGATGATGGACTCCAGAAGCAAGTTGAGTTCAATGCCCGTGCTTCCATTAACTTGGTCGGTGTTGATGGCGTTGGTCTGTGATTCGGACTGAACGTCTCCACTGGGGGGAGCCATAGAACCCGGAACGATGCCTTGCGATTGTTGCTGGATAGCATCCAGTTCGCCGATGCGTTTTGTGAGTAGGGAGGCGACGTAGTTGCGACCGGCGGGAGTTCGCACCACACCACCGGAATATTCACCCGCACCTCCGAGACCGCTCGTAATGTAATAGGGAGAACCCATCTGGTCTCGGCGACCAGAGGTCGTTGTCAAAGCACCCATTGAAGGATTGGCAAACTTACGCTGACTGAGAACCGCCTTTGGTTGTTCGCCCCGTCCGTGAGGCGTGGAGGCATAACGAACACGACCCCGTTGGGTGGCGATGACTTTCGCCTTTGCCATATAATCCGCATCCTTCTTGCGTTGCTGATGAACTTGGGACTGGAGGTCATTTCCCTCCCATAAGGAAAAGGGGCGGAACGAACCCATCTCCAGATATGCCGGGCGAGTGCGAGGTGCTCGTCCGAGTGCGACGACGGATTCATATGCGGAGGGGAATCCGAGATTCAGAGAGTCGGATGCCATTTTCTGTGTAGCGACGGCACCGATGGAGTCAAACCCTTCGGCGGCATTCCGACGAGCAGCAACAATGGTCTCATACGGATGAACGCTCATTCTATATTATGGTGGCATAAAATAAAATGCGAGTTTCATACAAAGTCTTATATCAGAAGGTCTAATACGCCATCCCACCCTTGTAGAGGCCGTGTTCCTTGACATACTTGGACGCTTCAATCATCTTCATTCCCTTCTCCGCCATAACTTGCTTGACGACTTCGGCACGCTTACGACGACCATCGTTCGCACCGGCGGGTGCCCGCTTCTTGCGTCCCGCACCGACGTGCCTCGCCCCGTCCATCATAGTCCCATCGGGCATCATATGCTGAATCTTCGCACCACCCTCCAGAAACTGGCGGTGGGACGATTCGGGGTAATAGAGACCCGCCATTGCGGCATCCTCCCGTTCCCGTCCTTGACCCTCGTAGGAACCCGTATCCGAGTTGGAGGCGACACCGGCACTCATCCCACCACAGAAGTCATCCGCATACTTTCCACCGTGAAGTTCGTGGAGATATTTGCGGAGGGTCTGGCCGAGTGCGTGTGCCTCTCCCTTACCACCACGAAACTGGGACAGACCCATAGACGGGGTTGCCCCCATACCGGACAACGGTGCCCTCCCGATGGGATTCGTCCTCTCTGCTTCCTCCTCCATCGCACGCTCATCTCCACGCATTTTGGCGGCTTGGCGGGCGGACATCTTCTTATATTAAGGGGTTAGATATTAAATCGGCGAATATAATCTAACCCTCTAATAGATATGGAGTCGTATTTGGAACGACATCTGGAAGAACTTAGGGGCGGTAGAGGTCAAGCGAGTGGATTTATTATGCGAATGATGGCGGAGAATAAGTTAAAGCACAAGGGGGAATATGGAAACCCCACGCATCCTCTTGACCCCAGCTCTGCGATGAAGGCACCCAGAGCGTTTGATTACAAGAAGTTGGCGAACGCCGACCAACGGGGGAGGAACACATCAAAGTATGGTGCGTCGCCATTCATCGTGAAGCATTTCTCAAAGGCACAACGGACTCCGTATGTGTCTCGGGCACAACGATTGGCACAAGGCGATACGGAGGCGGATGTTCCGGGAGAGACCGATGAACAGAAGGAGGCACGCCTTCGGACGACGGCGGAGAAGTTGCTGGAGAAGGCGAGGGAACTGGCGGGTCTCCGGGAAACAAAGACAAAGGCGGCAACCAAGATTCAAGGTCTCCAGAAGTCTATGAAGATAAAGAAGTTTGTTCAAGGACTCAAGACGGCGAGGGAGGCAAAGGCGGCGGCAAAGGCGAAGAAACTTGCCGACGAGGCGGAGGCGGAGAAGGCACGGAAAGCGGAGGCACGACGGAAACGGGAGGAAGAGGAGCGGATACGCAATCCCCCGAAACCTTACCAGTATCCGAAGGGTCATCCGACGAACTTTTTGGGCGAACCCCTCAGTTATTCTGAAATCGCCAGAGCGGAGGAGAGGGCGAAGGAGGCGAAGCGTTTAGAAAAGGAACGGAGGAAGAGCGGTAAGATGACCGATGACCAACTCGCCTATAAGAAATTTATGAAGATGATGGGTCGGGATTAAGTGAGGGATGTCAGCAGATTGACGGGGATGAAGATTACGCCAGACGCATTGTTGGAGGTGTCTGGGCGATAACTGCGATGGTAATCGTTGTTCCGCTCAAAGTTGGCAAAGACATCGGCATCATACTTGATGTAGTAGAGTCCGTCCAGATAGGAATAGCAGAAGTAATATTTCTTGTTGGGGTCGGAGCAAAAAGCGACTTTGTTCTGTCCAATGATGGCGGTAGGATATGCGTCGTGCTTGATGCGTCGGGTCTTGAGTTCCACGTAGATGGTATTGTCCGTTGAAGTCCAATCCATTACTGAATAGGTGCTGGTTTTTTCTAAGGTGGTGCCGAGAAAGTTCTGAATCCATCGGATGTTTTGCGTCTCGGAGGCAAGGCCAAAGGTAAGGTCATTACGGAGGGTCGGGGCATCACCGGGCATTCTTTTATATTCTCGGGAAATATAAAAGGATGGACTTTTTTACGCATCATATCTACCGACGACGATATTTTTCTACCATCTGGTCTAAGATTGTTCTCACAAGTTTCGGCGGGATGGCGTAGCGTTTGTTGAGGGGAAGGTTCGCCGTATTGACAAGGGACTTTATTTTACATTTGGTCTCGGGGTCTTTGAGATGGAGATTGACATTGTTGAAGAAGTCGGTGGGTTTGCGACGTTCGGGGTCGTTGTAGAGGCAATAGAGGGTTGTCTCACGAAAGGGAACTTTCTGAATCTTTTCGTCGTATCGCATCATCGCACGGGGATTCTCAATGACGAAGAGCATCTTGGGGTTGAGTTTCTCAAAGAAGTGGATGATGTCCAGAGTGCGATGGAGGATGGCGGTGCCTTGTCTCGCACGGGCGGAATAGGGCGTTGCCGTCTTGGTGTTGCGTTCCTTGAGACGGTAGGCGAGAGTGCTGAATGTATTACACGGCGGACTTGCCCAGAGCAAATCGGGGACGAAACCCGTCTCCTTATGGAACGCCTTGTAATCCCAGTTCAGAATGTCCGCAGTAATGTCTGGAAGGTATTTTCCATCAACATCAACGGACATTACGGTCATACCCATCCGTTTGGCAACTTTTCCGATGCTTCCCGTTCCTTTGAAGAGTTCCAGAAGTTTGAGTCCGGAACGGCCATTGCCGGCGAGTGGTTCAGTCCCCTCGTATGAGGGAGGGTAGTCATCTGGGTCTTGCTGAATATTATCTAATAGTTGTTCATACTCAACCCAATCTGGATTTATAAACGTCTCAACGCTATCTCTATAGATACCATAATAATCTCTGGTGGCTGCTTCTGGGTCTGAATACTCGTTGTAGAATTCATCATCAAAATCTGGATTATCTTCTTTCATACTGAGAAATTTCTCCATTTCATTCGGCGAGAGGTTATCGGCACGCCATTGGATTTTCTCTTCGTATGTTGGAGCAGTATCGGCAAATTTCAACGCTTCAATAAAATCATCGGGGTCATACAACTGCTCCGTGATATACTTCGGCCCTTCTGGTTTAGGAGGCTTATACACCCGTGTCGGTTTGACTGCCCTCCCACCTTTCATTCTATTCTATCAACAGAAAATTGAACAAGATAGGTAAGATAGGTAAAACGTAAAGTATCCCAACCCCCCCAGACCCACCCCCCTATAGGAGGACTTTACGATTTGGCTATCTTGTCTATCTTAGTCCAAAATTGACGACCGTCCGGATATAAACGACCTAAACAAAACTCTCCCTTAATAGTTAGAGATGAAGGAATCGTATCGTCGCTACTACGAGAAGAACCGTGAGACGATAATTGCTCGGCAGCGTGAGCGATACATTGAGTGGAAGGCGAAGCGGGATGAGGAGTTGGCGAAAGACCCCAAACTCTGGGATGTGGAGCGTGAGAAGGCACGGGAGAAATACCACAAGCGGGTTGCGAGCAAGGTCAAGAAGTTGATTGACGGGTGGTTGGCGGATTCACGGACATCCGACACATTCAAGGCATTCCTTCAGACGACGCTCAAGGACGACAAATATAAGACATTCACGCCCAAGACGATGGAGCAACTCTATGCGGTTGCCAGTCCGGTTTCTGCTCTCATCTCGGAGTAGAATGGAACCGCCATTACCATCACCTAAAGCACCTCCCCCGAAGAAACCCCGCAAGAAGGCGGGCGAACCCAAGATGAGCGGTATCCGCATCATTCCGGGTCCCATCATATTAACCTTCAAATAAAATCAGACTATAAGATAGAATAAGATGTCTGACCATCAGCACGCAATGGATATGCTCCACCGTATTCGTGGAGGATTGTTGAGGAAGGGATTACACCAGCACATCCCTCACATCACTTCAATGATGGATTATGTTGGGGGTGGTGGTGATTTGGAAGGGGGTGGCGTTCTGGACACCATCAAGGAATATGGCAGTAAGTTTCTGGATTTTATTACGGGGGCGGAGAGGAAGCGTAAGGAGGCGGCGGAAATAAAAGAGGGGCAAGAACAGTTGGGGAGAGAGTTTAGGGAGAATCGGAAGCGGCAAGAGGAAGCTGGTAAAATAATGGATGCGGAACGAGCAAAGGAGGCGGAAAGGCAGAAGGAGGCAGATGCCTATGCTCTGGCAAATCCAAAGGCACCACCGAAAACGATACGTCCGAAGGAAAGGGCCGACGTTAAACTGCTGAAATCGTTGGGAAGGAATATAATTGAAGCGACTGGACTTGGTCGCCCGAAGCCTCGCACCGGTGGTGCGAGGATAAAACCGGGCAAAAGGGTGATTTATGAAGAGCATTATTACCCCAAAGCAAGGAAGGCAAAAGCAAAGCCATTGGATGAAGCAGTAGAGAGTCTTGTTCAGCGGGTAGGCTACCGAAATGAGCGAGTTAAACGTTTTGATTCGGATGTATTGTCTGGAATCCGTAAGATGGATGAAATCCGTAGATTGGCAAGGGATGTTGTTGCGTCGGATAAGCCAGACATTAATTACTTAGCAGATGTTGCTCTGGAGGGAGTAGATAATGTTGCTTACCTATCTGAGGTAGCCCGAAAGGAACAGATAAAGCGAGGGTTTCTATCAGAGGTGAGGGCAATCTATAAATCTCAACCAGATGTTTGGAAGGAGCATAATAAAGACGAAATTGACGAACTCATTGCCGAAGCATTCTTCCCTTCGGATGAAATCCCGACAGTGGATGGCGTGGAGGGTGAGGGTCGCCCCCGTCGCCCCAACGCCCGAGCTGCGATTGTGAAGAAGGTGATGGGCGAAAAGGGTCTCTCAATGATTGAGGCATCCAAGTATGTCAAGGCACACGGACTTTACTGATGCGTTTTGGGAAACAAGTTATTTCCGGCGTTAAGAATATAATGCCCGAACTAACCCTTGAAGACCTCACGAAGGCGTTTGATGAAGTGAAGCAGTTGGTGCTACAAGCAAAGTTTGCCAAAGGGTCTCTGGAGGCGGCCGAGAGTCCCGAAGACAAAAAGGCAATAGAGTTGGTCTATAATGATTTTCTCTGGAAGATACAGAGGCGAGTCGGACAACTCCATTTCTTTGTTTGTGGCTTTGAGGGATTCCCGACGATTGCCAACTTCATTGAGGAGGCAAGTCAGCAATCTCCAGCCGAATAGTGTCTATAGACGGAGCATCCGATTCCCTCAAATATTTCTTCTGCTCCGAGACGGAATGTCCCATTCCCGTTGCCGTGTCAATCATATCCTTGACATCATACTTTGACGACAAATAGATGTGGCGAAGCATAGAACTGCCAATCTTCTTGTTGAAGACCTTGTTGAGGATGCGGGTGATACTATTCCCGGCGGTCAAGGGCGTTCCATCGGGGAGCACAAGAAACTTATATTCAGTTGCTTTGGACTTATTGCCCTTAGCAAGTGGATGATGTTTGAGATAGATTTGGAGGGCATCACCCAACGGTGCGTCGGCAGTGTTGGGGATAGACTGATGCTGAACTCCGTAAGTCTTGAAGGTCTTGTATTTGTTAAAGACGAACTCCTTCGGCGATTTGCTTTCCACGACAAGGTAGTTCTTGTCGGTCGGCAACTTGTCAAAGGGCAACTTCTTGGAAGGATGGACAACCCACATATCCAGATAGTCTTGATTACGGCGGGGTTGAATATCTGCGTAAAGAGATAGGACGATATAATGGAGCAACTGCGTCGCTTGTTCGGGAGTGATGGTTTTATTGCCGGCAAACTCAAGGACTTCCTTGCGGAGTTGGACTTTTTTTTCATTGACTTCGCTCCACTCAATCCAGTTTTCTGCCTCCTTCTCAGTCTTCTTGCTTGTGTCAGTGTCAGTCTTTTTCATATCTGCGACTTTATCCATCATCTTCTCGTAATAGTGAGCATACACCTTCTTGTATGTTGGTTTCTCTCGGAAAAGCGACAAGACCGAGACGACGGTGGCGAGTAGTGCCTTCTTGGTGTTGTCGGCATAACCGTCCAGCACCTTCTGAATGCCGTCATAGTCCTTGAGGAATGTGAGCGTCTTGTATGCCTTCTTGCCGTTGAGGTAATACAGCGATTTGATGTAGGCGGATGCCGTCGTCTCGGCAACTTTCTTCTCGGCGACGAGTTGCTTGTGGAGGTTGAGCATAAACTCGGTGGTCTTCATTGATGCGGCCATCTATATTCCGGGTAAAGAAAAGAAATCAACCTTAATTCCGCACGGTAAGATAGACAAGATAGGTGAATCGTAAAGTCCTTCGGGGGAATCAAAAATGGTTTGATTTTAAATACTTTACAATTTGGATATCTTGTCTATCTTACTCGGTATCGTCGCCGTCAATCTGCTTGCGGAACTCTGCCATCTTCTCGCATTCCGCAACGAGTGCGGGTGATGGTGCGGGTGCGGGCGGTGGTGGTGCTACCGGAGCAACCTTCTTCTTGAGTGCTCCCATCCCCACCATACGGGCGGGAAGCACCTTCGTGAAATTACACTTGTCGCAGCATTTCGCCTTGTAGTCTTCACGGTCGCAAAGCGGATAGGGGTTGTTGCCGAATCCGTAGAAGTTGCGTCGGCATAGAGAGCATTTGAAAGTCTGGAGGGGCATCGTGTCTGGTCTTATCTATCCCTCTCCCCGAAAAAGGGGTGTCAAATTTTATCCAATCATATACACAGCGAATCGCTGTGGAGGGGGGTGGAAAAACTTGACCCGTCAAAAACGGATTATTCTGGGGGTAGGGGATGACCGAGACAATGAAGATGAACCGCAAGCACGACTACCGCCACACGCTGGCGTATGGCATAGCAACACTGAGCAAGGCAATCACGGAGAAGTATGGTCTGGAGAAGAACGTGCTATACCGTTATCTGATGACGGGCGAGGAGAAGGGCGAGGACTGTGCTGAACGCATTGAGCGTTGGTGTAATAGCCGATGGGACAATGAGACGGTGCTGGAGAGTCGCCCGATGAAGGGGATGCCGCCGGGTCAATGCTATGACGTGTGTAAGGCAGTGTGGCAGATGACGGGCGATAGACCCGTGATAGTGTATGAGTTGCTTATCTATGGCAACGTGTTCTCGTTCGCACTTCACGGTGCGAATATGGACAAGCACGGTAAGGTGTATGATGCGATTGATTGGGCGGAGGGTTCTATACGGCGTAGAGACCGTCTGTGCTGGGTTATGTTAAATCCAGCACAGTCGGCGAAGTGGTTGTTGCGTGAGATGGATGACCCCGAGAAGCACCGTCTCACTGACGAGACGTATCCGCACCAGTATGCGGTCATCGCACCCGACGAGAAGACGATATACGGCGTGAAGCATTACCAGACGCACATAATGACGAAGGACTACAAGTCGCTCAGATACGACATTGAGTTGATACCATAAACAAAAATACAACACTACATTACATTAAACATTAATGTCTCTTTGTTTTTTACTCATCGCCGGACAACTTGTGCTTACGACGGCACACACTACACTCCCACTTGCCGTGAGACTCGGACACATCCTTCGCCGCCCAGTGTGCCTTGACTTGGGCGAGGCACGGCTTACAATAGAAGTGTCCGCAGTTCGTGATGTCCAGTTCGCCATCCGGAATCATATCGGCACAGATGGGGCAGTCCCACTTTTTCTTGAGGGCATCGGACATCTCCTTGAACGTTGCCTTGATGTGTTCGGGGACGGTGGTGTCGGTCAGTGTGGTGTTGATGATGTTGTATTGGACGACCGCACCGTGATGGTCGGTGTTGGTCGCTTCGTAGTATTTTGCCCACGCAAAGGCGACCCGCTTACGGGTGGCGGCGAGTTGTGCTTGAAGGGAAGGAATGGTCGGTGCGGCTGCTGGCATCTTGCTAAGTATAATAAGGGAGGAAGTCTTTAGGTGTTCAGATAGGAAGAAAGAATGAAGTCTTACATCCGTTTTGGTCGGGAATGACCTCTCAATTTTTACCAGAACCCATATACAGCGAATCGCTGTGGGGGCGGGGGGATAAAAATTGACGGGTCAAAACTCTCCAAAACGGATTGTGGGACACGAGATAAGACCGTATTCCAAACAACTTTCCTTTCAAGCAACTTTCCTTTCAGAATGATGGCACGACTTT